TTTACCAAGCCTGCTATGGAGAATATTAATTCTCCTGAAGCTTATAATCGTAGAGTTGCTTTTGCTTTTTACCAAGTTCCTCGCGCTGAATTTTGTACTCCTGAAACTCAAGGAGCAGAATTTATGGCTAGGAAGATTGATAAAAAGAATCCTAATCTGAAACGCGGTCCTTTGGGTGAGATTTTAACTCATCCCAAATGGCATTCAGAGTTTGTGAGGTATAATCCTCACAACCCTATCGAGACTTATGGTACTTTTACTTATGATGAAGTTGTTGCTATGTTAGTAGCAGATTATCATATGAAAGAAAAGTATTATAACCAGAAGAGAATGGAAGTTGATGAAATCTATGGTATTGATCAAGAAATTACCGAGATTTATGAAGAACTTGCTATGTCTGATTATGAGACAGTTGATGAAAATATTAAAGTGTTTTCAGACAACAAGGTTTATGAACCACAAGGTGGTGAAGTACCTACTTCTTTCGCTGCTTTTTGTCAATCGTTGCCGAAGAAACAAAAATCTTCGGAATTATTGATGGAAGTTGGTGATCAGACAGTGATGCAAGCTTTTCAGTTGATGCTGAAAGAGAAGATTGATATTCATCGTAAAGTTGAATATGTGAAGTTTGAACATTATAAAATATTTGATGAAACCTTAAATGGTTCTGATTATTATGTGTTCTTGCGTGTAGCATGTGCCACTTTGGATGAAGGTTTTATATCCTTCTTTTCTCCATCAGTTTCTATTCATGAATTTGCTGAAGAATTTCAGCGAATTCTTGGAACTTATATTGCTGGTGTAAACAGTTCTTATGTTTATACTAGAGTTGAACAACAACTCAGTGGTGATGAGATCAAAGCTATTTGGAATAGGTCTGATATGTCTTGGAAGACGTATTTGTATTCTGAATCTTATGGTATTTATAGAAATGTTTTAAGTTTCTATACTACTCATAAAGTTTTGATACTTTCAGTAGTTACTGCTCTTGGTGTTGTACTTGGGGCTATGGCTGGAAATGCTGTAGCTAAGAAAGTATTTTATACTAGTGAGTCAGATTCTGATGATGAAGATTCCACTCAAATTACTTTTGACACCTTGGATCCTGTTGAACCTATTGAGACTGTCACTAAGACAGAAAAACCTCAAAGTTTGTTCAGAGATAGATCCGCGGTTTCTAGTTCCCGTCTTTCGCGGAGAGCTAGGAAAACAGTTAAGTGGAATATTGAACCTCAGATGGCTATGGATGCTGATCCAGTAGCTTTTGATTTAGCTACCAGGTTAAATGGTAGTTGTCTGTTGATGATGACCTTTGAGAATGGTGATAATTTTGTGAAATTGGGACATGCTCTTGTCATTGCTGACAGAGTATGTGTAGTTCCTAAGCATTTCTATATAATGCTTAAGGCTAAATTTCCGAACACCACTACTGAAGATGGACGCGTTATTGTTTCATTTAGATCTACAATACGTGAAAAACTTATTCACTCTTACATTCTTTTAGTTGATTATCTGAAGGAAGATAAGTGGATATTTACTGACAAGTTAGACAAGCTTGATCAAGCTTTGTTTATCTTGCCTCCTGATTCAGCTAGGCGTTATCGTGATATTACTGATAGGATTGCTACTTTGGAACAACATTCTGATAATGTTGTTCGTTCAGGTTTTCTTATGGGGTATTCTGATGATCAGAATATACTTTCAACTTTTAAGTTTGAACCCGTGGAAAATGTTGCTTGTAACGATCCTTTGACTGGTAGATATTCCATTGTCAATGCTTATGCATATTATGCTAACACTGACAAAGGTGATTGTGGAATGCCGCTTTATGCTCATGTTAAACAACAGCACAAAGCCAAGATTTATGGCATCCATGTTGCTGGCACTAAAATTACTGGTCGTGGGATTGCTTCTCCGCTGGTAAGAGAGTATCTTGTTGAAGCTATGGCTAATGTTCCACAAAGTGCTAGGATTACAGGTAATAATAAAGACTTGGATAGATTGATTGAAGTGCCTTTTGCACAAAATCAATTTATGCAGGCTTATGAAAATGATAAAGCAGTTCCTGAGACTGGCGCAACTAAGATTGAGAGATCTGAGTTGTATGCCGCTTGGGGCCCCGCTACATCAAAACCTGCGTTCTTGCGTTCTTGCACCGTTGATGGTGTTAAAGTTGATGTTAAGCAAAAAGCTTATTCTAAGTACATTCTAGGAGACTGGTGTGTACCGGAACAAGTTGTTGAAGATGTTGCAGAAGTTTATTATTCTGACCTTATTGAAACTGCGCACTTTGAAGTAGAAAAGAGAATTTATACTTTTGAAGAAGCAGTTTGTGGGTTAGAAGATGATCCTAACTTTGGTGCAATCTCACGTAACACTAGTCCAGGTTATCCTTATATTTTGGATCCAGCTGTTAAAAGAGCTGGTCCAGGTAAGAGATACTGGTTTGGTGTTGATATGGATTATGATATGGATAATTCAAGAGTTAAAGTCTTGAAGGACCATGTCTTGAGTATTGTTGAATTAGCTTCTAAAGGTATACGTTCCGAACATATCTTCGTTGATTGCTTGAAAGATGAACGTAGACCCATTGAAAAAGCTAACGCTGGTAAGACTAGAATGATCAATTCTGGTCCTTTTAAGTATTTGATAGTTGTTCGAATGTATTTTGGTGCTTTCGCTAATTGGTTCACTCAAAATAGAATCATGAATGGTTCTGCTATTGGTGTTAATCCTTACTCTGAGGAATGGGACCAAATAGCGAGAGAATTGAATAAATTCGGCTGTTCAGTTAAGAATAAGGGTGCTGGTGATTATTCCGGGTATGATGGTTCAGAAAAACCAATGTTGCATGATAAGATTTTATTTGTTATCAACAAATGGTATAATGATGGACCTGAAAATGCTCTTATTCGTACTGTACTTTGGGCTGAACTTGTTCAATCAAAGCACATTAGTGGTAATTTGATTTATACATGGCCTGCCTCATTGCCTTCAGGACATCCTCTTACTGCCTTAGTTAATACTATGTACAACGCTATGGCTTTTAGATATTGTTGGTATAGAGCTTTTGATTTTAGTAAACCAATGTTAATGAAATTTACTAAATATGTCTATACTATTATGTTAGGTGATGATAATGTTTATGCTGTACACCCAAACTATGCTGAAATATTTAACGATATTAAGCTGGAAGGGTATATGGCTGAAATAGGTCTTGTGTATACAAATGAGACTAAAACTGGTACTATGTCTGAATTGCGTGATGTTGAAGAAATTTCTTTTCTTAAACGCAAATTTAGATTTGAACCAATGTTGGGTAGATTTGTTGCTCCTCTTGATCTTTCCGTTGTTCTTGAAATCCCTTATTGGACTAAGAAGAAGAATGGATTGAAGATTACTGAAGACAACGCTGCTTTTTCGATCACTGAATTAGCATTACATGGCAAAGAAATCTATGAGAGTTATTCTCAGAAGATTGTTGATGCGTGTAAAACACATTTAGATTATAATGTGAGGTGCGACTCATATCCGTTAGCTCTTGCTGCGATATGTGATTCGAAGTGGGAATTTTAGGTTTCCCACGACCTGCAAGTCGTTAAACTGCTCCCTGATATGGTAAACAACTATCAATTTATGTAAATATGTATATATACCCAATAACGATTATAAAGACCCTGCCATTAGGATATCAGACACTTAATGGTCGACAAAAATTGTTTGATGCACTTTCAGAGTTACAGACTGAGAGGGCGACAAATTTGTATTTTGTTCCTCAATCTGGTATTGAAGACCCAGAACTATCTAATCAAGATAGTACTGTTGGTACTACTTTAGTCAATCAAACGGAAGCTATTAGTAAAACTAATATTATTCCGCGTAATTATCCTTTACCCAAAGCTTTGTTGAATTCAGCCAGTGATTCTACTGATCCAACTATTAAGTTTTATATGGGTAAGCCAGTGCGTATTTGGACCGGTGCTTTTACAACCACTGATACTCCATCTACGTTTGCTACTTATGGTGTTTTTGATGCCATTGCTTTAAACAATGTGCTCAAAAACAAACTTATTGGTAATTTTTCGTTTAGAGCTACTACTGTAGTTACTTTACAAGTGAATGCCAATAGGTTCCAGGCTGGTAGATATATTTTAGCATATTTACCAACTGGTGGTGCAACTTTGAATACTCCTGAATTCTTTGATCTTTTACGGATGAAAAGATTTTCAGCTACTCAAGTTACACAATTACCTCATGTTGAATTGGATTTAGCTACTGACACTCAAGTGCAGTTGCGTATTCCTTATTGTTGTTATATGACCTCTACTCCCGTACCTAAGTATGGTATTGCTAGTTTTGTAGGTAATCCAGGTTGTATTTTCATATATCCCTATATGTCTTTGCTATCTGGTTCTTCTATTAATACTGCTAATTACGTTGCTTGGATACATTATGAAGATGTTGAACTCTTTGGTAATATGGCCCCTCAAATGGGTGATATCAAAGAGGGCAACGTCCGTAAACTAGTTTCAGGTGTTAAAAGTGCTCTTGATATGGAGATTTTTAAACCTGGACCTGTTGAGAAAGCAGCTATGAAAGTTAATGGATATGCTTCTGCTGCTAATTCCGTGCCCTTGCTCAGTCCTTTTGCTGGACCTATAGCATGGGTTACCGATGCCATTGCTGGTGTGGCTTCGATATTTGGTTGGTCTAGACCAAATGATATTGAACCAGTTACACGTATCATGCTTAGATATAATCATAATATGTCGGTTAGCAATGAGAAAGATACAACTGAAATTTTAGCTCAGGATATCGCTAATAACGTAGGTATTTTACCTGGTTATGGTGCTACCGATGAAGATCAGATGTCCATTAACTTCATTAAGAAGCAATACGCTTTTTATAAAGTTTATAATTGGACTGAAGCTAATACAGTCGGTGATAATCTTTTCATTCTTCCTTTAGAGCCTGGTCAATTTCAGACTCAAACTGCTGATGGTGTAGCCTCTGTTCAGAGTGCTGTACCAGTAGCTTTTCTTTCTTATTTGTATCAGTACTATCGTGGTGGTTTGAAATTTAAGATTAAGATTGTTAAAACAGAATTTCATTCTGGACGTCTTGTCTTTGGTTTCTTTCCACTAGATGGTGCCATTGATACTTCTAATGCTTCAGTTATTTTCGATAACCTTGATTTTGTCCAAAAGACGATTGTTGATGTTCGTGAAAATAACGAATGGGAATTTGAAGTTCCTTTTGTTTCTACTACTCCGTATAAGTCTTGCACTATATACGGACAACCTGGTGAATTTTATGGTTATTTAGGTTGTTGGGTTCTTTCAGATCTAGTAGCTCCTGATGGTGTCACTGGTACTGTTAAGATCTTAGTTGAAGTTGCAGGTGCTGATGATTTAGAATTTGCTGTACCTAAACGTACAGGCATTGCTTCTATTGTTCCTTTAAACATACTTGCTCAACCACAAATGGCTGATGTTACTGGTAGTTCGACTTTGTCCACTATTGGTACTACTGCTAATGTGACTGAGGATTATGTTGATGCCGCTTACACTATGGGTGAAGCTAGTACGTCTCTTAGGCAATTTCTTAAGAGACCTTATCCTGGTCTTTCTCGGACCACAAATAACGAGAATTTTGTACCTGATGCAATTACATGGCATAAAAATGTAACTGGCACAGGTTTGGTACAGATGCCGCATGATTTTATTGATTTATTCGGCACGATGTATGCCTTAATGCGAGGCGGAACTAAATATCGTATTATTCCTAAGACGACTAACAATATACAGTTGAGATCTACTCTGTATTCGTGGCAGTGGAATTCTTCCCCTTCCCCTTCTTACAAAACTCCTTATTGGTCTGGAGCTACTGCTCCAACTATGGCCAATAGAATGAGTTTTGCTAATGGTTTATCGTCCATTCAGCGTATGGATTATGGTTATGGTATTACAGTACCATTTTATTCTAAAACATATGCTAAACCTACACTTGCGAATGCTTCGTCAGACAGTGTTACTAACTATGTCTGGCATCCAGGATTTGCGGGTGCTTTTGATCACACACTGATTGTTACCTGCGATGATGCAGATACACCAGTGTATGAAGTCTTGCGCTATGGCGCAGACGATAAGGATTTTACATGCTTTACAGGCTGTCCGCCCGTAACAGCAATGAATTATTCTTAGAGAACTTGTGGTAAGTTCTCGATCACGATCATGTTTTACCACGCTAATTATTTATTATCTTTTCCTTTTCCTTGGTTTCTTTTGATAATAATACTATGTTTCCTACCCAGGGCTTTTAGCGTGGGGAGCATGGGCTTATTTTTATTTTATGTTGAGTTTTATATATAATAAGTTTTCTTCATTCAACAATTTTTATAGCTTAATAGCATACGCCGAAGGTTCACTTTGAACTACAAGTATGATGTTAACCCGAATGAAATTGCAGAGGAACGTGCGATTAAAATACACGTCAATATAACTACTTCACTTCGGTGTCGACATTTAGTCTCCGACCACATAGGGGGCTAAAGAGTTTTATTTTTAC